AACCTCAATGAATGTTTCCAGACTCATCGCTTTACTCCACCTGTGCTGTGTGTTGATCGGATACTCTCGATCTGGTCAGGTGAAAGGATGGTGAGGATTTCTTGAGCTCGACGCTTATTGCACTCGTAGTGCTTACAGATCAAATCAAGGTCTTCATTCGCCTCAGGCTTAAACCATTTCGAGAAACGCTTCTCTTTGCGCACACTATTTAGCAGATAGTCAAACTGAAGCTGAGGCTCCAGGTGACCGCACTCGTTCATGATGTTCGCGTCCATGATGGAGCTGACATGATACGACAGCGCGCGATTCGTCATGTACGGGCTGTACAGCTTAGCACAGGCTTCCGGATTTTCACTGTTCCGGATCAGGTCTTGCTTGGTGTCAGAGACTGCCGTGATGAAGTCGAAGATGCCGAATTCCTTCGGCGCAGCGCCTTCACCCTTGGGCTTGGTCTTCACTGCCGCCTGCTTGGCGGTCTTTGCTTTCGGTGCCATGATGTAGTTCCTCTTCAATTACAGCATCACCGTCCAAACCTAGCGGGACGAAACCTTCTTCCTTCATCTGTTGGATGCCTTCGGCGTCAGTCACGCCGACGAGGATGACATCCGCGATGACCGGCTTCTTCAGGATTTCGTCAATAGATTCGGCGAGCGTCATCGGGATGGACTTGCGGAGCATCTCAACCAACTTCGGGTCGATCTTGATTGGCTCGATCATTTGAACTCGACCTCGCTCATGACTTGCGTGAGGAACGCGACCAGATTGATTTCCTGATCGGCAACGAAACCAGACTTGTACTGGTAGTCGGCGATCAGAAGAATCAGCGTCGGCACCGACTGGTCGTCGATAAGCTCAAAAGCCTGATCGTAGAACTTGCGCATCAGCGCAGTCGGTTCGGTTTCGAGATTCTCACCAACCCACTTGCGCATGTCCTTCCACTTCTTGGCACGAACCAATTCCACGAGATCGCGGAAGCTCTCGTTGGACATACCAGCCAGGATGCCGGTGTCGATCTTGCCCGACGCAGCGTAACGCTGCAGTTCGTTCAGGATACGACGGTTGTCTGGGAAGAACTTCATGATGACAGCGGCGACTGCCTGCTTGTCATACTCGACGCCTTCCTTCTCGAGGATACCTTCGACGCGCTTCATGAACTGCGCAGCCAGCTTCGGGCGATCAGACGCAGCGATCTTGAAGTCGATGATCGAGCATCGGCTGTGCAGCGGCGCAATGATGCGGTTCTTGAAGTTACAAGTCAGAATGAAGCCGCAGTTCTTGGAGAACTCTTCCATGAAATTGCGGAGAGCTGCCTGAGTCTGTGGCGTCAGGTAGTCAGCCTCGTCGAGGATGACGATCTTGCGCCCACCAGTGAAGGACACGGTCGAGGCGAAGTTCTTGATCTCGTTGCGCAGCGTGTCGATACCGCCGTTCATCGAGCCGTTGATGATGATGTAGTCGGCACCGACCTCTTCGCACAACGCGCGCGCGATGGTGGTCTTGCCTGTACCTGCGCCACCTGGCAGCATCAGGTTCGGGATTTCGTTGCGGTCAACGAACTGTTGGAAAGTTGCCTTGATCTGCTCCGGCAGAATGGTGTCGGCAACCTTGCGCGGGCGATACTTCTCGCACCAGAGAAAATCTTCTTTAATATTCATGATAAAACGCCTCATATAATAATGGAGCCGCTAACGGCGGCAAGTCGGCATGCTCTCGGATGCTTCTACGTGTCAGTAACCCTACACGACCAGGACGTCTGTCACGCTGACGCAGCGATCCCGTACATAACCGGGACTCTGTCGTGGCTTCTGAACATGCAGTATCAGTGCACCCGCCACGCTTGGAATTCTTACTTGTTGTACTCGGACTTGCTCTCGGTCGCGATGAAATACTCGACGCGCAGCTTCTCGTTGTGGAAGCGAGCGATACCACGCGCGCAAATCTCGACCTTGTAGTCACCCGCGATCATCTTCAGGTTTTCAGCCTTGAAGATCAGCTTGAACTTGGTGTCCGACTCATGATCCACTTCGACGGAGAAGTCGTTCGAGGTGTTGTTCGTGGTGTCGATAGCCTTGACCACAGTCTTGCCAGCGCCGTTGCTGACGATTGCAATTTCCGGAACCTGCAGCACGGATGCTGCCTTCAGGATATCCTGAAGCTGCTTTTCGCTCAGGTCGAAGGCAACGTCCACGCTCGGCAGCGCAACCTTCTTGTCACCAGCCGCTTTCACCATCGAAGGATCAGCGAAGTAATAACGGATGGAACGGTTGCCTTGGTTGATGCGGACGAACTGATCCTGGAAGTCGAAGTCCGGGTCATCGAACAGCGACACTGCGCTCAGGAACTGAGACAGGTCATAGATGGCGAAACCAGTCTCAAAGTCCTCGTCAACCTGAGCTTCAGCCATGATGTTGTTCTGAGGGGAGATGGTCTTCAGCTTCGATCCTGGCTTGACCAGGATCGAAGCGTTCACGCCGGAGAAGTTCTTCAGGAGGTTCAGGGTTGTTGCGGAAATCTTCATTATGCGATCCTTGTTTGAGTTCTACCGTATTTGAAATTGTACGGCAATGGGGTTTCAATGTAAATACGCATGTTACGGACACCATCTGTTACCCAGACTGTCCCCTTTGAATTACCAACGTTTGATTTCTTTGACATAGAAATTCGTTGTTTTGCTTCTGCCGAATGACGATAAGGATTCATTCGATGAGATTCAGACATCTTCAGTTTTATTGCTTCACTGTGCGGCTTGCCAGGAGCTCCTTTCTTAGGAGAAGGTTTACCTTTCTTAGCAAGTGATATCTTTTCTCTTATCGAAAGGTTGTTGTCAGACGATGTCCAGTGACCAGCATGTTTCTTTGACACATTGTAAAAAAACGCAACCCTCATTTTACTATGGTTTCGTACAGGGTGGCGAATTCGTCGTTCTCGCCTTGGACAGCTTCGTAGTTCTGCTTGTGGTAGACGTTTGCCATCTTACGCAGAATCTTCTTGTCAAGCTCGTGCTCTTCAGCCGCTTTCGCGATAGCTTCCTTGATGAACTCGCGCGACGACTCGATGCGAGTCATTGCGTTTGAGCATTCCTTCAGGACGCCGAGCACTTTGTTCCTATCAACATCTATCATACCGCATTTCTCCTACAAAGGTTACTTCTTCGAGCCAAGAGCTGACGTATCAGCCGTGGCGTGGGCACCGACCGAGGCAAGAGCCGCGAGGGAACCGCCAAAGGTGTAGGTGCCGGTGTGGGACAGACGCATCCAAGGGCACAGCCAAATCTTGCCACCCATGTGACGAACGTTCTGGCAGAACATGTAGTCTTCGCTCAGGTAACGCTTCGACACTGGGTCAATGATGCAGTCAAAGTAGGCGTGGATTTCACGCGAACCATCAAACTGCGCCGTGCGGACGTGGTCCGGCTTGTAGCTGTACTGCGGGTACGCTTCCTTGTACTTGTCGAAGGTCGCGCGCCGGATCATCATGAAGCCGGTGCCCATTTCGAGAACTTCGGCTGGCTGATCCAGCGAGATGCGCGCTTCAGTGACGCCTTCCGGGAAGACAGGGTTGAAGACGTAGTCGCCAACGAACTGCTCCAGCATCTGTGGGTCTTTATCAGCGGCGCCCTTGTCGACAGCCTGCTTGATCTTCTCCCAGCTGATGCACTTCTTCGGATACGGTCCACCGATGACGTCATACGGAGTGTCATCACCCTGCAGTGCCAGCAGTGCCATGACGTCGTTCGGATCGAAACCGATGTCGGAGTCGATGAACATCATATGGGTCATACCGCTGCGCAGGAACTCATCGACGCAGTAGTTGCGTGCGCGAGTGATCAGCGACTCGTTGAACAGGTAGTAGGTGCGCATGAGCACGCCATACTTCAGGCAGAGTGCCGTCAGGTCCTGCATCGAACGTGCGAACGAACCGTGACACATACCACCGTACATCGGCGCAGCCACGAACAGGGTGCGCTTCTGGAGGTCTTCGGCTTGAATCTTGATCTCAATAACCCACCCCCGCATTTTCATGCTTCATAGTTTCTTTCCTCTTAAGAGCACCTTGTCTAATTTGCTCTCGTTGTCCTGGTGTTCGGCGTGCCCCGGTATTCGGATTGTTCTTTAAAAAAACAACGCACGGGCTTCGCGCATTCTAGCCTTCGTTTCTCCAGTTTCAATCTTAACCCATTTAGTCAAAACAGAAACTGGAGACGTCTTACTTGACTGGGGTCAGAATCGGGCGAGTCGGAACGTAAATCTTACGTGTCGCGCCCATGTAGTCATTGTAGATTTGCTCGATCGGATCGGCAGTTACCATGACGTGGTGCTTGTGGAACACGATCTCTTCGACCGCGTTGGTGTACTGCATGTACGGAACGAACACCAGGTTCTGGTGCTGATTCACGCCGACGCCGAACGGCTGCTTGCAGTAGTAGTGGTCATCTTCTTCCTTGACCAGCTCTGCGATGACTTCTTCACCGGTCGAGAGCTTGAATACCTTGACGATCACGTCGCTCATTATGCCACCTTGCTGTTGTAGAGTGATGCAGTGATGTTGAAGGTGGTCTTCCACTGCCAGTTGTCACGCACGTACTGCTCGAACTCATTATGATCGAGATCGACGGCGCGCTTCACCTTGCCGTTCTTGGCATCCCTGAGCATCTTCTTCAGCTCAACGATAGCCTCGGCAACGAAGCCTTCACGCGCTTCCTTGTACTCCGCGATGTGCTTTTCGCGGTTTTCCTTGACCTTTGCGAGGAGGTTCAGGCGGTTAATTTTCACAGTCTTCATTTACGGAATTCCATCTTCATTTTGAGGTTATGCATCTTCTTCAGCTTCGCCCACTTCTTGAAAGCCTGAGACTTAGCCAAAGGACCGGCACGATTGATGAAGTTCTCACCGTTCATGTGATCCAGCTCGTGTAGGAACACGCGAGCCGTGATGCCGGTAAATTTCTGGGTTGTGGTTTCGCCATTCGGAAGTGTGAAACGCACCTTGATGTTCTTCGGGCGCTTCACCTTGATAGCGAGACCAGGATACGACGGGCAACCTTCGGCAAGAAGAACCTTCTCTTCGCCGATGTCAACCAGTCGCGGGTTGAAGCATGCGGTGATCGGGTTTGTGCCCATCACGAACACACGGTAAGGCAGACCAGCCTGATTTGCCGAGAGACCGATACCACGAGAACGGATCATCAACTCAGCAAGCTGATTCGCAAGTGTGATGGGATCAACCGGAGGGTCCGCAAAATCGAACTCCTCCAGCTGAGTCTTGAGTAGCGGATGGTCGTCAGGAACCAGCTTCAACATGTTCTATGATTCACTTTCATATTCTTACGTTTACGGGTAGCAGTTCGCTTCTCGATTGCTTCTTTAGACTTCGGCTTTCCAGCTTGGCTTTAGTCGAAAACAAGTCAATCTACAAAGAAATCTCCA